AACCTTGGTAAATGTTCCGTCACGCTTCATAAGTCGATGTTCCCACGTAGCTATAATATGGGTATCATCATCAAACACTATTTTATAGGTCATTTCATCCCTTGTGTAGTGAGCGTTTCGTGCCATAGTTGGTACGACCTGTTTTAAGTTATGGTCATAAGCATATGTGATGAATTCATTATCTATACCCTTATCAGCTAACTCCTTAATGGTTATAAAACCATCGGGTGTCGCTATTTTAGTCTCACCAGCTAAACAAAATTCCATTGCCTCATAATCCATGTATGATGCTAATCTAGATGTTTCATAGTATACAGATTTCTGGTATAATTCACTATCGACTTTAGTCCATTGTGATTCTAAATATTTTTGTTGTTGTAACTCTAATTTAGTTTTATTATAATCTTGTTTAGATTGTGTTACAATTAAATCATTATCTGTTAATTTAAATTTAGAATTTACAATATTTGTTTTAGGTCCTTGACCCTGCCCAAATAGATAAAATAATTTTTGATATACTGTTAAATCTTTGTTTGCCATAATATATAAATATTATCTAAAAAATAATAATTAATAACATAATGTGAATGGTTCTAAAATACATAATCACAGTCTACATATGCTAAATGATTTCCATAACCTTCTGGGGTAAGTATCACTTCAAAAACATATTGTACTATATTATCATAACCATTAATTTCATCACAACCATCTAATTTACTAGTTGATTTAGATTTTTTATCACCTTTAATAGGTTCCCAACTATATCTTATTGGACCTGAACCGGCTCTAACATTTTTATTATTTGGGAAGGGACTATTTGACGATATACAAGGTCCTTCCTTATTTATATTACATTTTTTTGCCATTTTTATTTACTTTTAAATCCAAATAAACCATTAAAAAGCCATAGATGTTCCTTTGTATTTTGAAGGGTTTGTGTATTTTCTACCTTATCTACAATAAAGCCATTAATAACTTCATCAAGTTCACTAATATCTTCACTATTTGTCGTAGTAATAGACCAACTATCAATCATTGCTTTAGTTTGACCTTTAGATTTTTCTAAATCTTTAAAAGATGTCATCCCAACAAAACAACACATACCTATAGACATTAAAAGGTCATCATGGTAACCTTTCATATGGTCGGGTCTACCATTAATATGTGAAAAAGTGTCCATTTCATTAATAGCTCTAATTGACCTAACTTTAAAGGTATCCATTCTAATAGATTTTTCCATCTCAGATATTATTGTATTTCTATTTTTTTGAAAATTAATTCCTGGTAATTTACCTTTATTCATATGTTTTTGTAAAGTTCTATTATTTTCTAATACATCTATACCTACAGTGACATCATAATACATTGATTTTTTAGAGTACCCCAATTCAATTAATTTAAGAACTGTAGAGGCTCCCCAACCACCCGTAATGTCAACAACTATGAAAGCATTATACGATTCTCCATAATATTTACATATTTCACCTAAAATATCTGGGGCGGTCTTTCCTTTATATTCCGCAACCTGATATCCAGTAGTATAATCCCAAATACAAATGCCAGCAAAATCATCAGAAGAACCACTAGAAGGGTCTGCAGCTAATATATATTGATGGTCTTTAGTTGGGTCTTCCCAAATCCACATATTACCATCCATCCACTCTTTTCTAATTGGGTCTTTAACATTATCCTTTTTTTGTCTTTCTACATATTTTTCAACAATAACATTATCACCTGAACCTAAAAAACTACATAAAAGTTCTTGGGAAATACTACGTGGGTTATGATTAAGTTGTGCACACATATTTTCAAACCATTCTGAAGTGGGCTCCCAACCATCTTTAACTAAATCATTCCACTTACTTTTATCAAATTCCTCTTTTGTTTCTATAGTTTCTTCACCATCTTTATTTCTTTCTTTTTTAACCCACGTCATACCATTATTATATCTAGGGTCTTCATACCATTTCATTTCAGTTATATAAAAATTATTATCACCAGATTTAGCATTTGCATAAGCTTTATGATAAAGAGGGTCATAACCATTAGGGGTTGAAATTAAAATTGAACGTCCCCCAGTGGAGAGTGATGGTTGTGCCGCGGTATAAAATTCTTCACCCTTATTACCTTCAATAAATGCTGCCTCATCAACAACAATAACCGATGGTGTGTACCCCCTTAAAGCATCTTTTGAAGAAGCAACCGCCTTAACTTCACTATTATTCCATAATTTATAATGTGAACTTGAATTTTTTTCACTATCAAACCATTCATCTGAATTTGGATTTCTGTAAACATCCATCCAACTAGGTAATTGTTTTGTAAAATCTTTAATTTTTTTAAGAAATTCTTTTGCTGTTTCTTGTTTATTAGCCGCTATCAATATTTTTTGTGTATTTTTATTTGACGCTAAAGTAGTTACAATCGCTAAATAAGCCGCGGTTGTTGTAGTTATTCCTGCTTGTCTAGGTTTCATAACTATATTATGCTGATTATTAACATAAGCTATAATTAATTCTTTTTGTCTTGGGAATAATTTAAATGGTACAATACCATTTTGTGTTCTATCTTCTGTTTCAAGATAGGTTTCTATAGCATAAACTGGGTCCTTTATACATTTCCCAATTTCATATAACATTTGAGCCTTATTCATAGAGTTTTATCTATAAATATCTTTAAGCATAAAAAAACCCGCAATAGCGGGTTTAAAGAATAATTAAATTATTTTTTTTATTTAACTTAAATAAGAACCTATTTTTTTAACTAAATTCATATCACCAGAATCTAATGCCGCGTCAATAGCTCTTTCTAAGTCTCTTTTACTCATACTAGAATAATTTGGTTCTGTATCTTCTGGTGGTTGGTCTTCTATGCCAGCAGGGTTAACTTCTTGTCCACCTGGTTGTGTTAAAACATCATCGTCGGGTGGGATATCATCTGGTGGTGTTTCATCCTCTGGACTATCTTCATAACCACCAGTGGTATCTTTATACGCTTCATTCCTCAATTGTTCCAATGCCTCGTTTGCCATTGTTTCAACCCTATTTTTAGCGTCTTGGTCACCATTAAGTAGTCCCTTTATTAAATTATTAAAATCTTCTGTGGGTAACTGTTGTAAATAATTAAATGTTAATGATATAACTTCTTGATTATCTACAGGTATATTTTCAACAATTTTAGTCCAAATATGTTGACCTAATCTTATATCGTTTGTTTCAGCATCTAAATTATCAGTATTATCCAAAACGTGTTGTCTCAAATCTCTATCTTGTGGTAATGAATGTAATGACATTAATTCCATAACACCCTTTGTTAATTCATGTAATAATATTGGAAATACCATTCCCTGTGCAATTATTTTTGGTTTATCACCAGAAAGGTCAATCCTAGAATTCCCTGCATGAATACCTTGGCTACCCTCAGTCTTTATTGTATCATCATCCAACGCCCAATAATTAAAATCATTAGCCGCCATAATATTACCATAATCTCTAGATAAATCTGGCACATTTTGTGCTAATTCATCATCCATAAAATGTAAATTTTGTGATTTTCTAGCTGCCCCATGCATAAGTGCATTATTAAAACGTCTTCTTGTTATCTCATTTTTAACTTCCTCATTAGATGCTCCCTCCGGTTTGGGTATACTACCCTTTTCATGTTTTAACTGACCTTTATCTATAGCACTAACCTTAAACCCAGCTTGTCTAGATAATTGTTCAGCTTCTTGTGGTGAAATATTTCTACCAACAACCATACGTGGGTTTAATCCAGTTATTGTAGCTTCAACATCAACAGCATCTGCCGGCATATTAAATTGTGCTCTAATCATTTCCACGGCTTTTCTTTCAAGATTTTCAATACCATATTCATATTCTTTTCTAGCGGCTTCCATTAAGGAATTTCCTAATAACTGTTGTGCATCTTCAATGGTTACCCTATCGTGGCCCACTTTTTCTCTAATTTTTTCTTGTATTTCACGAAAAACTTCATCAGATATATTTTTAGCTAATTCTCTTTCCAGGTGTTCAGAATAGTCATGTTCTCCAGATTCGAAATTTCTTCTTACATTATCGTTCATATTTGCTTCAGATATTAATTGTTTACTAAATTCTTCAACCAATTCTGATTTGCTCATAATTGGGTTTTGTGTTTCTTTAAGAATACTAATAATATTTAATTCTGACAACGATATTTTACCATAATTATTAATTATTTCTTTAAAAGAATTTTTTGTAATAATTTTACTTTCATTTTTTTGTAGTTCTACGGTATTACCTTCTTTATCTGTATATTTTACAATCTTATTTGGGTTTCTTTGTTTAATTTCATCAGCAGTTACCTCTGGGTCATCGTCATCTACACCTACCGTTATTGTCTCATCAACATTTTCATCATCATGTAAAAGATATTTTTCATCTCCTTTTTCAGATTCTTCTAAATCAGGGTATTCTTCATTCACTATCTTACCACCAGAATTAATAAATAAATTATAATCGATTCCATTCTCATTACCAGTCCAATCCTCTTCTTCATTATCAGAATCCCATAAAATAAAGCCATACTTATTAGTGTTAGGGTCTACTTTATCTAATACTACACCACTATCATGGTCTAATGTTACCTTATCACCAGGGTTAAACTCTTCTTTAAGTGATTGTTTTTTTTTCATTATATTTTTACTTTATTTTCGTTATATTTTAAAGCCAAATCCATTATATATAATTTGGATTCTACCAATTCTTTTCTCTCACCAAATTTAAATACAATTCTTTCAATTTCTGGGTCATCATCTTCTTCATTCAATTTTTGCCAACCCAAAGCAATAATATCCTCAACTGCATTATAAATATCAAACACACCTGATTCTTGTACCAAATTCAAATCCAGTTCATTTGTTTTAAGTGAACCTATAACTTTAACAACTGATGGGTCTGGTGATAAATCTGTTGTATCTGTTATAACAGAAGATTCATACCAACCTTCATCCCATTCCCATTTTATTGAATTTGAAAATAAAAATTCAAACATATGTTCACCTTTAAATGTGGTGCCTATTTTATTTATGTATATTAAATATAAATCTTTCATAAAGTAATTATTTTATAGGTTATATAAATATCTAATGAACTATCACCAGCACCACCTGGATTAGTAGTAGCGTGTAATGTTACACTAACATTAGGTGACCATGAATTTTCATAAGCATCTTCTTGAGTAAAGGTCCCATATGTATCAGTATTATATGCGGAACCCATTAACCCACTAGTGTGGCCCCACCTACAGAATTGTATGTCGCCAATTCCAAAACACGTAGTTCCTGAATATTTTAAAATGAGTCCTACACCATTATTGTAAGGTGTTGTATCATAAATCTTTCTAGCGTTAGCTGCTATAATTTGTATGGCTTTTCCTGGTCCGGGTGCAGGAATCATTTCCATTGGGGTGGTTAATCCTGAAATTTGTGCGGGAACTAAACTTTTTTTAATAAATAAGGTTTGACAAGATGCAGAATAAGGTACACCACCAACATTAAGTGATGGTGTATTAATACCTGCTGGAGTTATTGTTGTTGCACTAACACCACCAGCTATAGTAATGTTAGGTGTTATTATTTGTGGTCCAATGTATACTGGAGAACAACCTGATATTGAAGATACCCATAACTCACTTATACAAGTTGCTGATGTATTTCCTGTAAATGTACTTGATGTGGTAATGCCATTAATTGATATTACTACATCGTCATTTCTATATAAATTTATTGTTGAAGCACTTGAAACATAAATTCCACTTTCTACATATGTGTCACCACTAACACCAACAATAAAATTAGATAATGTATTTAAAGATACTTTTTCTGTTTTATTATTAATAACATCCCATATTGGTATTAAATCTGTATCTTTTAATGCGTTACTGTTTATCGGTAGTTGGTCTATTCTTTTATTTGCCATTATAATATTATTTTCTCTCCTGTTTCTGTTATAATAAAACAGTCTTTATCATATAATAAATATGTTGCAGGTGTCCCAGATTTACAATCACCACATAAATTTGACGTTGGTTGTATAATTTGTGCTCCGCCAAATGTTTCTCTTATACAATAACGGTTGCAATCAACGAAAAAATTATTTCTAATCTCCAATATATTAAGTGGTTTATCATAAAATCTTAATTGTGATAATTCCCCTAAAAACGAACCAGCAAAATAAGTTTCAAGTTGTAACCCTCTATCTGCCGGGTCAGGACCATTAAATGTTTGTGATTCAACCAACCCTTGTGTGCCACCACCCCATGTTATATTAAATGGTACGCCCAATTGTTTTGAACTCCACTCATTTAATGCTCTTAATTGTAATCCTATAAAATCTTTTATTCTATAAACAACCCTACCATTAACCCAAAACCTTAATGTTCCAGTTGGCAACCCATTTTTAAATCCATTTCCCTGCACATAAGTTACAGTTATATGCATCCAAGAATCACCTGAAAGTATAACAGAATTTTCTGAATAACCCTCTTCCATTGTTGTGCCAGTCATCCTAAATTCGTTATTAAAACAAGAACCAGTTACAGTCATTTTTCTATAACCAATCTTACCATCAGGTTTAATTCTAAAACCTAATGCGTTTTCTGATAATTGGTCACACCAAGTTGATGTTGAAGCTGTTGTTATTGATGTATTGGGTTCCACATCACAAACACACCACCCACATTTGGCTCCAGTACGATGGGAACTTGTTGAAAACCAATTTTGACCCCCATTATTTATATTTAACTGTTCATCTGGAGATAATGGTACTAAACCATCACAAGTATATAAACCTGTCTCACCTGAAAACACATTTCTAAATTTATTTTCCGCTCTCGTACCTATATAAAAGAAAAATCCAGTATTGCCACTATAATCATCATTCAACGTTGTTCCTGTATGTCCAGAACAAGCTGAATTATCCCATTTAATCCATGTTTCCATTGACCAACCATCACTAAATTCTGTTGGCATTAAATCATATATCATTGCTTCATCATCACCATCTATAAGTTCTGTTGTCACACTAGTACCACTACATGTGATTGTAGTTGTTGTTGCTGTTGTTTCTATTGGGTCAGGTTTTAAAAAATCTAATTTAAAATATCCCTGATAAAATCCACCATCCAAACAAACAGTATTTCCTACAACACAATCTCTACTTGTTGTTGTGGTGCCTGTTTTAAATTCCCATGGATAATCATATAAACCTTTTGTTGCTCCTGTAGCTGAAGTTATTGTATATCCAGTAACCGGATATAAAACAACTTTTGTATCTGCTGATGTTATTGTTACTGTTAACCCTGATAATACATCATATCTGCCATTATCAACCCCAGTTAACCCAAAATCACATAATGTAAAACCAGAAGATGGTTTTATTTCTGTTTCATCCCATTCTGTTAAAGATGTTAATGAATTACCATCAGTTGTTGTACCACTTTGATTAATATCA